ATGTCACAACAACTGACACTATTGATGTGAAGTTAATTGCATCATCTGCCGACGTTACTACAGGTAAGCTAAGAGTATATGCTTGCGTCATTGACACCAATGGTGAGCATAAGCAATTAGCTGATGAAGTCGATAGAGACCAATTAGCGTAACTTAATCGGGGGCGGGTAACTGCCCCCAACTTAATGGATGTAGTATGGCAACTTTTTTAAGTTTAACAAACAGTGTTTTAGCTAGAATGAACGAGGTGCAACTTACGTCATCCAATTTTACAGCAGCTCGTGGTATTCAAATACAAGCACAGAATGCTGTTAATGAAGCCATACGTTTTATAAATCAAAGAGAATTTAATTATCCTTTTAATCACTCTACACAAACAGAGACGTTAGTCCCTGGCACAGTTAGATACTCTCTACCTAATGACGCCAAACACGCAGACTATAACACATTTAGGATTGTAAAGGATTCTACATTAGCCTCTTCTGGTAACAACTTAAGTATTATGCAGTACAATGAGTACATAGACAAATACGTGGACCAAGAAGATGAAATAGATACAACAACATTAGATGGCACATTGTCATCATCTGCAACAACAATTACAGTAGCCAGTACGTCTGGCTTTGATTCTGCTGGCACTATATTCGTAGAAAACGAGCAGATAACTTACACAGGTACTTCTAGCACTGAGTTTACAGGAGCTACTAGAGGCGCAAACAATACAACAGCAGCATCTCACGCCGATGGTGTGCAAGTTGCTCAGTTTACTGCAGGTGGTGTACCCACACACGTTGTAAGAACATTAGACAATAATTATTTATTATATCCATATCCTAACAAGACATATGCACTGAAGTTTGATTATTTTACTTTTGCGTCAGACTTATCCGCATCCACAGACACACCAACAATACCAGATAGATTTTCTCCTGTTATAATAGATGGAGCAACAGCTTTTGCTTATCAGTACAGAGGAGAGACACAACAATATCAACTTAGCTTTGCTAGATTCGAACAAGGTATTAAGAACATGCAAAGTTTATTAATTAACAAGTACGAATACGTTAGGTCAACTGTAGTGTTGAATCCTTCTGTAACCTCTAATTATTTTACTATGGAATCAGTTAGGTAATGCCTGATTTATCACAAACATCTCCTGCATCTTTTCCGCTACAAGGTGGGCTAGTTTTAAATAAATCCACATTTGCAATGCAGCCCGGAGAGGCGCTTGAGCTTGTAAACTTTGAACCTGATATAGGTGGTGGATACAGAAGAATAAACGGGTTTGTTAAGTACAATACAAACGTAGTTCCACAAACGAGTTTATCAACAGAAGAAATATTATTAGCTTGTATATTTAACGACACTATTGTGGCTGCAAGAGGGCAAAAAATATTTACGGCAGCAGCAGGAAGTGGTTCTTGGACAGAGCGAGACAGTGGCAGAACGAGTGCAGGTAAATATACATTTGAAAAATTTAACTTTGATGGAAATGACAAACTCATAGTTGCAGACGGAAATAATGCACCAACAGTATTTAATACATCCTTTGCAGCTACAGACGTAACATCAGCAGGTGGTGGAGAAGTTAGCACTGCTGTAACAGGCGCAAAGTTTGTGGTTGTATTTAAAGACCATATGTTTTACGCAGGGATGTCAAGCACACCACAAGAAGTAGTTTTTAGCGTACCTTTTGATGAAGACGATTTTACAACAGGTAGTGGAGCAGGTAGCTTTAAAGTTGATGACACCATAACAGGGATGAAAGTCTTCCGTGAAAATTTATTTATATTTTGCCAAAATAGAATATTTAAATTATCAGGAACCTCATCAAGCAACTTTGCTGTAGCACCTGTTACAAGAGACATTGGGTGTGTTAATGGACAGACAATACAGGAATTTGCAGGTGACTTAATATTCTTAGCAGCAGACGGGCTAAGAACTGTTGCAGGTACAGCTAGAATTGGCGACGTTGAGTTGGGTACAATCAGTATACCTGTACAATCGTTTTTTAATGAAAATATAATGAGCGCTGATAATTTTGTTTCATTAGTTGTACCAAACAAAACTCAATATAGGTTATTTTTTACTAAAACAGGAACTGCCCAAGCATCAACGGAAGGTGTATTATGTTCGCTACGAGGTCAACAATTTGAATTTGCTAAGATAAAAGGAATGAGACCCACAGCTACAGATACTGTTCCTACTACTTCGACGTCTGCACCTCCATCAATAGTTATACACGGAGGAGAGGGCGGTTATATTTATAGACAAGAAATAGGTAATGATTTCGATGGTACAGCTATAGAAGGTAAATACAGAAGTCCAGATTTAAGTTTTGGAGACCCCGGCATACGCAAACATATGCACCGTGTTTTAGTTAGTTACAAACCTGAAGCTGCCATAAATGCGAACTTATTTTTGAGATATGACTATGAAGACCCTGACACTCCAAGACCTGCAGCCTACTCTCTATCTGCCAGTGATATTGTTGCTGTGTATGGGACAGGTGTATATGGCACGGCAACATATGGTGGTCAGTCAGAGCCTTTATTAAGACAGTCTGTAGAGGGGTCAGGTTTTACAGTAGCGTTGAGAATAGATGATGAAGGTGTTTCTGCACCTTATGCCTTAAGAGGCTTTGGTATGGAATATCAAACAGGAGCTAGAAGATAAATGGGAGCAACATACACAAGACAGTCTACGTATAGTGATGGTGACATAATTACTGCAGCTCATACTAATGATGAGTTTAACCAGTTATTAGCAGCCTTTCAAGCAAGCACTGGACACACACATGACGGCACTGATAATGAAGGTGGTCCTATTACAAAACTATTAGGTAATACACTTACCTTTGGTGCAGCGACAGCAGGAACAGACATTACCATAACTTTTGATGGCGAGACATCTGATGGTGTCTTAAAGTGGATGGAAGACGAAGACCACTTTAAATTTATGGATGATGTTGTAATTGATGGCACGAAAAGATTATACTTTAATGATGAAGGTGGAGAATATCTACACGGTGATGGCACAGACCTAAATATTGTTGCAGGTGCTGACATTAATATACCTGCAAATGTCGGATTAACCTTTGGTGACGATGGAGAGAAGATTGAGGGTGATGGTACAGATTTAACCATCACAGGTAATAACATTAATCTTACTGCTACAGCAGATGTCAACATACCCTCAGGTGTTGGTATAACTTTTGCTACAGCAGAGAAGATAGAATCAGATGGAACAGACCTTAGTATCACTGTTGGTTCAGGTGGAGACATCAATATACCTGCTAACATAGGTTTGACATTTGGCAATGACGGAGAGAAAATAGAAGGTGACGGCACTGACTTAACAATCACTGGTAATAACATCAATCTTACAGGCACGGCTGATGTTATCATACCTGCTAATGTTGGTCTCATCCTTGATGGGTCAGGTGCTGAGAAGATAGAGTCTGATGGGACAGATATAAACTTTAGTGTAGGCTCAAATGGTGATATAAACATCCCTGCTAATATTGGTTTAACCTTTGGTGATGATGGTGAGAAGATTGAAGGTGATGGCACTGACCTAACTATAACAGGCAACAACATAAATCTCACAGCAACTGCTGACGTTGTAATACCTGCAGATGTTGGTATAACATTTGGTAGTGGTGAAAAGATTGAAGGAGACAACACAGACCTTACAATAACATCAGGTGCAAAGATAAATCTTACAGCTACCTCTGATATACACGTACCAAACAATGTTGGTATAGTATTCGGTGGTGACAGCGAAAAGATTGAAGGAGATGGTACAGACATGACTATCTCTTCAAACAATCTTACTGTTGATGCTGCAGGAGATATAGTATTAGATGCAGGTGGTGCAAACATTACATTTAAAGATGATGGAACATCTATACTAGACATAGCAAACAACTCTAGTGATGTTGAGCTTACTGTAAGTGTTGCAGATAAAAACTTTGCAATCAAAGGAACAGATGGTAGTTCAGCCATAACAGCCTTAGACATTGACATGGCACTTGCAGGTAAAGCAACCTTCAGTGGAGATGTTGTTGTAACAGGTGACTTAACAGTAACAGGTGATGACCTTACTATGGGTACAAACACCAGTGGTCACATCATGGTTGCTGACGGAACTAACTTCAACCCTGTAGCCGTATCAGGTGATGTAACTATGGCATCAAACGGTGCAGTAACAATAGCTAACGGTGCTGTTGAAACTGCTATGATAAATGCAAACATTATCACAGGGCAGACTGCTGAGACATCTCTTGATACATCCAATGATACATTACTTGTGCATGATGCTGATGCAGGTGCATTAAGAAAGACAACACTCGCATCTATATCCTCTGCTCTTGGTGGTATCACAGACGTTGTAGCAGATACATCTCCACAGCTAGGTGGCAACCTTGATACTAACAGCCACAATATACTTATAGATGACGCACACTTTATTGGAGATGAAAACGGTAACGAGCAGATAATCTTTCAAACCACAGCATCTGCTGTCAATCAGTTTGATGTAACAAATGCTGCAACAGGTAATGCACCTGAAATATCTGCAACAGGTGGTGATACAAATATTAGCTTGAAGCTAACACCAAAGGGAAGTGGTCAGGTTTTACTAGATGGTAATGTAGGTGTTGAGTCAGGTGTTATTGATTTAAAGAACTCAGGCTCACGTTCTAAGATTAACTTTTACTGTGAGTCAGGCAATGCTCACGCACAAACACTACAGGCTGCACCACACTCAGAAGCTGCATCTAACACACTAACACTGCCAAGCACAGGTGGTGACGTTGACCTAGTATCAACAGCATCTACTGCCACACTAACAAACAAGTCAATAGACTCTGACAATAATACTATTACAAATATTGTAAACGCAGACATAAAGTCTAGTGCAGCTATAGCAGATACTAAACTTGCCACTATAAGCACAGCAGGTAAAGTAGCTCTTAGTGCCTTAGAGATTGACGGTGGCACAGACATAGGTGCTGACTTAGCTGATGCTG